CCATACAAACGAATACGCTGCTTATGAAGCCAACAATCAAAACCAAGATCAATGTCAACATCTATAGTATCTCCATCAATTATTCTGGTTATCACACAGTGGTACTCATGCACTATCATTCTCCTTTTCGGACAAAACTTTTAACTTTTGTCCGTTTTTAATCACCACAGAAACAAGGGATAGACGGGTCATCACCAAAATCGAAAGTGTTTTGGGAAGTTGCTATGATTTTCATATCTTCATAGCTGGGGCTGTCTTTCCTAAAGTAAGCGTTTTTACCTACTTGCTTCGCCAGTTTTGCTTCTACATCTATCCACCAATCTGCTAAATCAGGCCGATCTCGCATGATTGCTAATCGTTTTGAATTTCCTTTCAGGAAGCACAGATCACAGTTTCCCCAGTCTGTTGTGCCGTTGTTGTTTGGTAACTTCAAATCAAAACTGTGCGTTGTCCAGAAATCATAGATGTCTTCTTTTGTAATCTTGTCAAGCCAAAGCGGTAAATGTATTTCTTGTCCTGACTCTACTTTCCCGTGCATTTTTACCGCCCTTCTCTGCTCGTCTGCTCGTATTCCAACAAAAGCCAAAAAAGGTCTTTCCCAACCCAAAGTGTCAATAAAATCTCGAATTGCCCTTATCTTTAAATCAGCAGTACAAAATCTAGCAACAGGATTAGGAGCAAACCGCCTAGCAACGATTAGTTTGTTAAATGGCTCACCTTTCCGTGCAGCCGTTTTATAATCAACAATCTTTGTCTCATACACATACTTGTTCTTATGATCTTCAGGCGCAACTTCGGCATATCTTTCTAACCACACTATGTCCACGCCCCAATGTTCTTGGCAATCCTTTACGAAATCCAAAGTCTCAGGCATCTCTTTACCCGTATTAGAAAAGCAAACTTTTATATTCTCTGGCAGCTTCCCATCATAAGCGTCTAAAACTTTCCAGAGCATAAACGCACTGGTTCTACCCCCTGAGAAAGAAATCACAGTGTCTTCGTTTGATTTATAAGGATTCAATCTTCATCCTCTTTTGCTTTATCCAACTGGTCAGAAACCTCTAACACTCGGTCAGTTAGTTCTTCTAATATCTCCTGTAATGAAGCTATTTTTTTGAGCATATCCTTTAGCTCTTCTGCTTCTTCTTCGTTAAATTCCACTGTTAGTCTCATTCGTTTTGACTCGTTGTTAAATCTAAGTATTCGCCTTTTGCTTCTAGGATCAAACCCTGTTCTGCATAGAATTGCTGCATCCAATCCAAAAAGTAGGTCATTTCCCCCTTATCCCATTTACTGCTTGAGGTAAGTTCTGTCTTGTTTTGCTTAGTCTCAGGATTGATTAAGGTATGAATCAAAAAAGAATGTTTGGTATCACTATAACAGCGTGTCTTAGTATACCTTTTCATACTTTCTAATTCTATATCAGTGCATTTATGCCCAAATGTATGTTCAGCAGCTTCTCTTAGCCATGTGTGCATTAAGGCGTTCTGAGGTAAACCCCTAAGTGAGAAGTCAGTACACTTCATTCCTGCGGAAGAAAAGGCAATCGAACAATGCCCTTTATCCTTCACAATCTTGCGTATAGATTCCATACAATCCTGTATATCCCTTTCAGTTGATACCATCATTGTTGTTGGCATAAAGATTCCTCATAGTTCAGTATCTCTTGACCAATTAAAAAAGCTACTGTCTCAAATCCCCCAGTAGACTCTAAACCGTATGAAAACCCCCCTATGCCACTAAATAGATCAAGCACTTTCATGGAAGTCTTTTTTCGCAACAATCATGTTAGGAAAGTCACGCCAATAAAAACAAACAAAACCAGTGCCATCACGATTTTGTTTATAATTCTTTTGTAGATCAGGATTATTAAAAACAATATTCCTAAATATATTCAAATCTCCTAAAACCCAGTAGACCAAACGGCTTTCATCTTGGCTTGCAAAACTATAGAAGATAAAATCACCCCAACCTGTAGCTATTTTTTCTAACTCTGTGCGATTTTTATTTTTTGTTTTGGCCCGTATTGTAAATTCATGTTTATACCTCAAATCTTCATATTTTCTAGTTCTTACAGAAATTCGTTTGTTGAGGGTAATTAAATCACTACACCTTTTGATGTCGGCTTCAAGATTAGGCACTCTTATCAAGTAAGGGGCTAAAGCCGTTTTGATTTCTGGTATAAACTTATCAGCCCATTGTTTATTTTTATTAAAGGACATCAAATTTATCCTTTTCATTACCAAATTGGTCAAATCCCTCCCTGCTTTCTCTGCTGAAAATATCTATCCGAGGTTCTGGGCTAACCCTTTTTACTAAATCGTAAAATTCTTCAGGCTTACGACTGTGTTCCCGTCTTTTTCCCTCAAAGCATACAGGAAACGCTTTAGTTTCTAAGAAAGGTTGACCCCCACGCCTAGCTAAGATCACAAATTCACAATTATATTGAGGCAATCCTACAGGCTGAAAACCGCCATTTTTATGCCATACGCAAGTTACCAAATAAGTGAACCCCCATTCCTTTAAAATATTGAAGCTATCAGGCAAATATTTTTGCGTAGTCCACAACCACAAATGGCACTCCTCATGGCAAGGTATTTTAAATTTAACAATATCTTCAATACTCATAGTCGGGTAATCAAAATCAACCTGGTTAGGGCTTAAATCACGATCTATTTTTGTCATTTCCCAAGGAGGGTCTATGACTATAGTTCTATAGCTTCCTTCAGGCGGTTTTATTTTAAGTGCTTCTTTACGCGCTTCTTCCCGTTTTTCTTTACTAACAGAAGCTCTTTGTTGCCTAATTTCTTTAGCCTTCTTTAATACCTCTTCTTCCCCCTGCAACACTATGGTTTTTTGTTCTTCTTTTGGTAACTCTGTTAGGTCACTAGCGGCCGAAACAGATACCTGACCTTGCTCAACTGCTTCAATAAGTGACTCGTCACCTGATTTGGCAACTTTTGCGGCGCGTATGACTGATTCTCGCGATACATTTAGCATTTCTGCCGCTTCTGGTTGGCTTACCTGAGAAAAAGATGTGTCAATTGCCACATCTTTTGATCGTCTTTTGCCATGCCCAAGATTGGCGACAGATTGAGCGACCATAGCCCTTTGGCTTTCTGATAGGTGTCTGCGTCTTAGGTTAAGGCTGACCACAAAAGAAAGCGGTTCAGCACCTTGATACTGAACAAAACTAGGCTCGACATTAGCTTGCAAACAGGCGTTATATCGGTTTCTTCCATCAAGTATCTTGCTTTCATAAAGAATAATTGGCTCTTGCAAGCCGTTCCACTGAATATCCTTTACCAATTCGTCAAACTCCACGCCTTGAATTAACGGGAAAATATTAGCTAATTCGTGATATTCAAGCCTTTCTGTCATTTTGTTTTTGCTCCTTTAGCTTTTGGCTTCAGTTGAGGGTCGCTGTGTAGTAATAAATCAGCGTAATACCCACTATCTTTGGGCTTCTCAAAACCCATCAGGTAAGTAATTGCACACAATAAATCCTGCAATGCGTCAAGATGTTCGACTCTTGGCCCGTGGAATATTTCTTGTCCAATATCACTAAGGTAATCATTGAGCATATTGACCTGCCGCAATATCATTTCGGGCCGTCTACGCTGCACAGTGCTTTCAATCAAAAGTTTGTGGATGTTCTCTATATCTGTAGTTTTCATATCTTTCTCCTGGTTTATATAAATTAAAAGGGTATATCGTCATCAAAGTTATCAATTATCGGGCTTTGTTCAGGTTTGGCTTGTTTTTCCACAATCTTATCGTCTAGCTTTTGAAGGTTGTTCACCTTGATCTGCGTAGCCTTCACCTTATGCTTCTGACCGCAATCAAACTCTTTCTCATACTCGCTAGTCTGTATCTCACCTTCGCAATACAACAATGAGCCTTTGCTTACATAGTCAGCAATAAAGTTATCCACTACGCTGCCAAACATGACGCACTGGTGATAAGTGGTCGTTTTCTTGCCTTTATATTCCTTATTGGTAGCCACTGAAAAGTTAGCAACCGATAGTGAACCCCCGTCTTTCTTCTGTATTTGCTTGATTTCAGGGTCGTTTACACAATTCCCTATAATCATAGCGTTATTTACGCCTTGCATTAGGTTACTCCTTCAAATTTAAATTCATTCACATATTGTTCTATTAACTGCACCGCTTCTGTAACTTCCTCAGTCATAGCCGTAATTAGATCGTCATTCCTGTAAACCCTGCATATAAAGGGCTTCAGCTTGGGGTGATAGGACATAAAATCCCAAAATCCCCTTCCAGTTATCCACATACAACCCTGCACCTGCTGAATGTACTTTGTGGGTATCTCCCCAGATTTATAATATTCCATGTGGATTTGTGGGTTCTTTGGGCATTTTATTTCCAGACCACCTAACATTCCGTCCTGATTAACGTCTATAAGGCCGTCAGGACTGCACCCTGCCTCAAGATTAGGATGTTTACAGAAATCTACCTGTACAACGTCAGTGTCCGTAAGAAGGCTGTAATAAGCCCTAGCTTCGGGTTCGTAAAAAGTCCCCCAATCCAAAGCATCTAATTCATTGGGGTCGATAGCTGTATCAGGGCTGTAGGGTGACGCACTGGTTATAGTCAGTTCAGACTTATGCCATGAATAGGGCTTGCCTGTAAGCACTTCGGCAGCCAAACCCATACAATAGCCATCAAATGACGCACTACGCTTGCCCTTGGTGGTAATCAGCTTTGAATAGTTACTGGCACTGGGTATGCCTAGCCTAGCCTGTATCCATTCCTGAGTACCCTGACCACCACAATCAACAACTCGAAAGGGGTAATTCATAGCAGCACCCTCTGACCCTTCTTTTCAGGCGGTAGCAATTTGTACTCATACAAGCCCTTGCCCTTATGATCCTTCTCAACCCTATATGACCCAAACCTTTCCTTCTTTAAATGCCTTAATTGGGCGCTTATAGACGCTTCTGGGTCGCCTGTAGCGTTAGCTATCTGTCTGAGGGTTCTAGGTAAGCCGTCCTTCATTACGCTGTAAACACGTTCTAATTGCGGCCCTAAACGTACATCATCTCTCTCAGGCACATAATCGGAGCCGTTGAACATTTCTTTGTATATGCTCATTTGTTTTGCTCCAATTTGACATTTAGTTTATAAATGGCTTCGTCATATTTCTGTGTTGGTAATTTGTCCACACTGTCAATTTGGAACATTTCACAAAATATTCTTTTATTCGCCCCTGCTTCAATCATTAGCTGAGATATTTCTTTAAATTGTTCGTCAGATATAGTTCCAGGTTGTTCGTAGGGGATATCTTTTATATCTTCAGGTCTGGACTCTTGAAATTCGTCAGACTCGTCCTCTGAGTACACATAACCATGCAATCCAACTAATTTAAGGATTACCCTGTCCTTTGCTCGTTTTTCTGCCATAGCGTAGGGATAGGGGATTTTGTTGTTATAAGGCGCGGCTTCCCCAAAACTCCACTCGCTTTTATCTCCTAAATGACCCACGCAATAGAGGGCCACGTTCTTTTGACTAATCTCACTTTCAACAACTACGGGCGTGTCAAAAGTTATCCCTTTATGCGCTGCAACACGTTCAAGGGCTTTATGCAGGATTACCGGTGTGCCGTGACAATCCCAAGTAACACGACTAACTTCTTCACCTATCTCAGTGATTATGTCAGTTACTATCGTAGGTATGTTTTTATTCTTATTCATTCTTCACCCCCTAGAAGCTCCTCACGGCTTTCTAACGGCTTGTTAATTTTTATTTGATCTCGCATTAGTATTGTTATTGCAAACACCTCAACGCCTTCTGTGCGCCTTCTAATAAGCTCCAAAAGGGTAGCGTATTCGGGTTCCTGAGCAACCTGTGGATTTAGAAGTAGATCGATTACCATTTGGCTTTCGTCTACGTCAGTTGAGTAATTGTTAAAACTTAGTGTGCTGTCTTGCTTTGCCATTTTTATTCACCTCTCCTGTTTCGATAATCATCAAGTGCCACAACGTCTAGGTCATCCCCATAGGCATCTGCTTGTGCTTCTTTATAGGCGGTAGACACCATGAAGTCAGTATCTTCGGCCCGTTCTATTAAATATTGCGCGTAGTCTTTACTGGTTTTTGAGTAGTATTTAGCCAGTTCGCTTTGAGGGTTGTTAGCAATCTCAGCTTTTAAGACTTCACAGAACTCGCCCCAATCACCGCCTATCTGACAGACGTTAAACATGAAATCTGGGGATTCTGGGCTATCGGTATGACTGAGGTTGTCTACTACTTCATTGAGAACCCACTGAGGGGCTTGCTTAACTTCACCATCCTCACCATCTGTCCACCATAATTCTCGTGGGTAGTCCTGAATGATTTGGTTAAGCGTTTTGGGTTTTAATTTAGGTGGTGCGGGAAAATCATTATCTGACATTTTTATCTCCTTGCTAAGTAAATTAAAATTGAACTTAATGTATCTGTTTCTGTTTGTCTACCACTTTCTAATATTCTTTAACATTATTTCATTACATAATATTCAAGACATAGTAGTCTTATGATGGTTATGGACACCTTTATCCCTGCCACCTATCAAATACCCTTAATTGTTTATTAATCGATCTATTGCAGAAACTAGTTTATCTCCTGATTGGCCTAGTCAGCCCCCTCAAATGTCCGTCAACTCTGTTTGTTAGTCTAGCCTTACGCTAACTACGCTCCCATCACTCGCGGATCAATTAATAAGTTCCAGGTTTTAAGTCCCCGTAGACATGAGCCTTGTCATTTTTTTGACGGTCAAGACTTTACAAACACCGTAAACGGGCCAAGTTACTTGACACGACATGGAAGATAAGGGGAAAATTCAATCAGGTTGGCTGATATTTTTTCCTTTTATTCCTATATCGGTCGTAAAACGCAGCTTGGTAAACTGCACCCGATAAGCCCATGTAATCAAATCTCACCCCTGATTGCAAGGGTCACTCCTGAGACAGCCCCCTTAATCGGGGGCTTTTCTTTGTTTAAAGTATTCATCTGTTAGTTTTTTGTAAGCATTCTCAGCGGCTCTCCTTTCACCGCGATCTGGAAAGAGATCAACAGTAACATCGTGATCCATCACCGCACCTGCGGCCCATCGCAAACACTTAGCCTGTTTCTCAGTAAACGTAATTGTAATTTTGCTCATATATCACCCCTTACTGTGTTTAAGTACGATTTTAGCGGCTTGTAAACGCTTGTTTTCTTCGTCCGTGTTAAGAACTGACATCATAGAGAGTGCCTTAATCATATTTTTTAAAGCCCAAACTGGTTGATTTCCTGCTATTTTTTTAGCTTCTTCGATTGTCATAGTTCACCCCATTAAGAAAAGAATCACAGTCAAATAATAAAAGCATAGTGTCGCGCCTATGCTACCTGCTACAAATCCCACTATTTTCAAACCTAGCACCCACCAGGGTAACTTTGGTTCGTTAGCCCACCGTAGCTTGTTATGCGGATCGTGCTGATTAAGGTTTTTAAAGTCGTGCATAGTTTTGACCTCAAAAGTTAAGTAAATTATAATGTATTCAGTTATTTAAGGCGTATTTCACCCTTAAACACCCTGCCTATATGACAGGGTGCTAGTTATTTAACAATTCGGGCTATAATTTTTTACGTCTAAGAGACTCGCGCTCTAAATGTTCGTAATGCCATCTCATGTCATGAGGCCAGAAAATTCTAGGCGTATCTTTTAGCGGTCGATCGGTATAACTGCCATCTTCTCGAATTATCCTAAATATAAACCCCTCATAACCATCATTGTTATTGTCTGATACTCCAGAGGGCTTCCTAATTTGAGACTTTAAAACTTCCATACTTGTATGACTCAAGCCGATTAAATCCCTAATCGCTATAGACTTTTCTAATTGCTCCGTTAATTGATCGCGTTTCTGATATTTGTCTTTTAGATTCTCTAACATGATTTAATGCCCCCAACCTAATCCAGTTTGATACATTGGCTCATTATTCCATTTTTTAGCAGATGAAAAGCTATTAATGCGAAAACCATATTGACCGATTCGTTTCAGCATAGATTCCCCAACAATTCTATCGGGATCAGGAACGACTTTAGTAGTTGGGCCGTTATCGTAAACGCATGTTTTTCCTATCTTGACAATCGTAGCAGAAGCCTTTTTGCGCTCAATAACCTTATAAAAATCAACATTAGTTTGATCATATCCCCAACTATCCACATATATATCACCAACGTCACAATCGAAAACGGCTTTTTTCTTAGCTTCTTCGGCTTCCGATTTTCTCTTAGCTTTATAGGCTAATGATTCAGCAACATCATTAAAGAATTTTTTAATGTACTGGTCGCGGTGTTCTTCGGTTCTAAATTGGATGTAATGAGTAGGATTAATCGCGCGGCCCTTGAAAAACTTGGCTTGGCATTTATCCATCAAATAGACTACGCTGCCATTTTCTTCAATTTTGCTTGTATGTATTGGTATGATTCTCTCTTTTGCTCGTTTCATTGTTTGATCTCCTAATTAAGTAAATGAATATTAATAATCTGCTTTAATCCTCTAAAAATCGTTCTGATAGTTCGTTTGCGTCAAGCATGTCTTCAACGTCATCATGTGACATATAGCCAACACACATTTCTGCAAGCTGTTCTGCTGTAATTATACCTTCGTCAATTAACGATAATGCTTTGCTCCGTGGGCATAGTTCATTAGTCAGTTTCATTGTTTCATTCCTCTATTAAGTAAATTTATCAATCTGTTAAATCTGTTTTCCTGCTTTGTGGGATTATACTTACACGTCTAAATATTATAGTCAACGATTGTGGCTGATTATATTAACGGCCAAAAGAAACCATTCTTTAATTACTTCTATATAGATGTATCAATTAACTTATAAAGGTTAGAACCAATTAACAGACTTCAAAAGATTCTCAATTTCTTATTGTTAGGTATCGGCTATGGCTCCTAATTAGACACACATATTCCTTCTTTAACATTTCCTTAACCTGTAATTCTATCCAGTACTGATAATCCTTACAGTATTCTAATATCTGATAACTATATCTGAAGGCCCAATCTAGCGAACGTTCGTTCTATTTCTAGGGGGCTTAAATTATTTGGGGGGGAGGGGGTGACGCTGTGCTGTTATTATTATAGTAGCCCCCCAATCTTGCAAAAGTAGTTTTTGAAAAGGTTGTGAAGCCCTTTAAAAACAGCATATTGTGGTTTTAGGTATTTTTTGTAAGAATATGTGGTATGAAACAGGTCAATGAAGTAATGGACACAGTGATGGAAACAGTAGTAGAAGGCCCTAAGAGACCCCGTGGGCGTCCTAAAAAGCCGAATAGACTAATGACTAGGGAACAATGGAAGGAGGAGTCTAAGAAGGTCTCAGGGCGTCCTACAGGAATGCGTACTGCCATTAAGAAATTAGAAGAGCGTTTATTGTCGGCTAATCGTATTGAAGGGGTAATAGATTCGATTGTTGATGCGGCTTCTGATCCTGAACACAAGAATCAAGCTGCCGCCTGGAAGTTGATTATGGATAGGATGGCTCCGTTAAGTCATTATGATAAGAATAAGGGTGGCGAAAGGCCACAGATACAAATTAATGTTTCGGGTATTAACGATATTAAAACTGAAAAGGTGATTGAAGGTGAGGTATTAGATGAATGAGGAGCCAGAGTTTATTGATAGGATAAACAATCCTGAAAACTATCCGTTCATAAGAAATAAAGATGGTTCTGTTTCTACTCACTTGATGGCTAATTCTGGTGTAGAGATTAAAGGTAAAGAAACGCCTATTGCTTTTCCTATGATTCAAATGATGCCTAATGGAGAGCTTTATAAGTTTAAAAATGGTGATTCAGCATTAAAGGCTGCATTACGTCTTGGTAATTACAAGTCTTTTAAAACTAACAAAGAAGCTGAAAACTATGCAAAAGGCGGGTATAAGACAAAAAAATTCAATGAATTTGGTGAAAAAATGAGTAGAAGACAATGAGTCAACGGCTATTAGACCTGCTGATTAAACACGAAGGTTTTAAATCCCATGCGTATAAAGATACTGGCGGTGTCCTGCATATTGGTATTGGCAGGAACATTGATGAAG